TCTTGAATGAACTTTGCAAACTTGAATAGTGAATTGTTTAGATTTCCGACTGCAAGCTCTGATAGAATTCTCTTTCTGAATCCATCTATTCTTCTTGTTGCTTCATCATCATCCTCATGCACATACATTGCATTTGGATTGTAGTTTTTGAGAAGCTTAATGAATCTTTCCCTGATGTTTGTATCTGGAATAAATGGCTGAATATCAAGCAGCTCCTCACCTTGGTTCACAATGACTTCTGCATGCTTATTGGTGAACCACATGCGAGAAATATTCTTACACGCAGGATCTATATCAAATTCAAAATGCTCTGCTATGTTTGTATACATCTCTTTGTGTTGCTCTGGAGATACATAATACTTCGTCTTTATTGGCATAAGAACCCTAAAACGATCTTTTCCGCCAGATTTCTCTGATCTATGAGACTTTGTAGTATAGAGCAGATATGTATATCCGTCAAGTCTTTCTCGTACAGACTCAATAGTATCTACTCCGCTATCAAAGTCTAGTCCAATCATGTTTTGGCCCTGAATGAACGATTGCTCTCTTCTGTGACCGAACGGATCAGTTTTAGCGCTTGGTTCATAATGAGCCAGTGTAAAACTGTCTACTCCCGTAATGTATGGCTCATCATATTCGTCGAGCTCTTCTCTCCTATAGCTCACTGCCAACGCTGGAAGATTCTCCCATTTAAGGGTTGTAGCCTCATAGGCTACTGCAAACTTTCCTTTATCGTCTACAGAGAGCGAGAATACGAGATCATCAAGGCTTGTATTTGGAAGCTCTTTAATAGAGTATCTCTCAACAATACCTTTTGAGATCTTAAGTTCTTCTCCATTCTTGTAGCAAAGCTCCTGAACCAACAGCATCACATCCTTGAATGGACCTTTTGCCTTTGGAATGCAGTCACATCCTTGATAATCAAGTATGTCTGAATGAGTTAGTCCATCTTTCATTTTTAAGAGATTATACACCTCTTCATGTGGCTTAACTTCCCTAAAGACAAGACTTGCTCTCTCTCTAGTGCTCTTAAAGATGTTGTATGCTTTCTCAAGATCTCGTTTTTCAACCTTCTGTCTACCTTCGATGTAGCAGATAATGTACCCCATATCAACGATCAACTTAAGTGAACCAACATCATATTGAGCAAACTGATCAAGCTGGTTCTCATTAGCATTAGCCATCAGCATAGAGTCTATCTCTTCAATGTACTCTTTTGCATCATCCTCTATAGCAAACACAGATGATGTGTCACCAGTTACTCCAAAGTTATTTACTCTCGCTCTATAGTCCTCCTTGAACATTTCGTCAATTTTCTTAAAGTGTTGTCTAACAGGCTCAAGATCAAGCGATTCGCCGTCATTTGCTTCAGGTCTCATGTTACTATACACAACAAGAGATCTCCTATACATGCCTGTTTTAGCAAGCCTATCTAGGGCTTTCTGGGTATCTCTGTCTACGTTGTCTTTAGATCCCATTGCAAGAAGATTTGTACGAAGACCATGCACGTCTCTGGTTCTCTTAATGTCTCCACCGCCTTTGATTACTTTCGCAGGCAAGAACCCATCGTAAGCAAGCTTTAGAGAGTTCATAAGTTCTGAAGATGAAGTTATGACATCTAAGATCTCTTCGTGCTCTAAATTTAGTGCTCCAAATCCAGATGTAACAACAGCGTCTGCAACGCTATGAAATCCCTCTTTAGTACCATCAAGCGATACTATTGGACCAGTAGGAAGATAGGTGACAACATCTCTATCAGTCTCTGTTCCTTGCTGCTCCATAAAGAATTCGTACATGATATGTTGTTGATCAGAATAGTTCTCTAGACCACAAAGTGATCTAACTATTCCAGATACAAACCCCTTCCCGAGCCCTGAGCCTGCGAAGACAAATACATACAGGTTAACAAAGTCTTTAAGGTTTTTAATATCTTTCTTAAAGTCGTATCTATTGAACAGTATTGCTCCATAATAGAGTAATACAGCCTCAACAATTTCTCTATCGTTTTTCCTTCGCCCTTGGGTTTCAAGGACATCTACTATTTCATCGAATAAAATTTTTAACTCCTTTAATCTATATAGCCTTCATTTCTCAGCAGTTGAACCAGGTCAAGGAAACGGTCCTCGTAGTAGTATGGCTGCATGGGATCAATCTTTACACTTGACGCATGTTTATTATACCCGTAGTAGTTAACATTATGTACAAACTTCTTGTATCGTTTTCCTTTATATTCATAGCTTTCCATATATCCTAGCTCAATCAGATAATCGTTCCATTGAGGTGTAAGTATTCCAATATCAAACTTTTTAAGCAAATATGTTGCACTGTACGCTCTAACGTTTGTACGAATATCGCTATAGGCATCAGTTAGTGCATCAGCAGTCTGTTTGTCAACTTTGGTTCTTGTAGCGCCTTCTGGATCAATTATAGACATCGGATCAAAATTGCATCCAAGTTCTTGAAGCTTTTTAACTCTAGCAATACGCTTGTCAATAATATCTTCCTCAAGAAGCTTCTCTTCTGCTTCAAGCTTCTTTAGCTCAAGTTCAAGTTTCTTTTCCCCAAGTTCTTTTTTTGCAATCTTTTCAACATTAATGAAATACTGTCTAATTTGTTTTCCTTTCTCTGTTGCACTCATCATTGCAATAGATTTTGCTACATCAATAGTTGAAATATACTCAATTTTATTATTTCCTCCAATTTTCTTTTGCTCCCCTTTTTGGGGGAGCAAAGAGCTACCACCTTTTTGGGCGTTGCTCAAAACAACATAATCAACTCCTTCTTCAAGAAAACCTCTTTTTATCTGTGCTTTTGCCCAATCAGAGAAGTCTTTTTTGATTCCAAGTTCTTTGTGTAATTCTCTCAAACTTACACTATTAACTTTCTCTTTACCGATTTGTCTAATCTCTAATGTTTTGAATTCTAATTCCATTAATTCTCCTTTGCATAATATTCATCATAGATAAATAGTGTTAACTCTTGGAAGTATTTATCATCTTTAGATGTATACCCAAACACTTCAAGCATTTTAAGTCCTACAATGTTTTTCATGTCAATATGATATTCGCCATACTTCATTGGTTCAGGCTCAATATCAGTCATATTTTCAAAAATGTACTTAACATCTTCTCTTCTTAGGAATACAACAGTCTTTAGAGTACTAAAGCAGAGGATATAATCATCTCCCATATCGTTGCCTAAGATATCTCTTACTTCTTGTGAACCAATGTCTAGTACGCTATCTGCCAATCCGTATTCGTCTCTTAAATAAATTTTAGTTTCCATTAAGTCTACCTTCAACATAGCCTGCAATTTGATCAAGAATCTTAGAATCAGGAACATCAATATCCTGATCAATAAGATCTTCTATAATTGTTCTATCATAATCATGTAATACAGAGTATAAATACTCTGCAATCTGATCAACTCTTTCTCCATCAGACAATGAATCATCTTGTGTTATAGATTCAACCACTTTAAGCTCTCTTTGGGTCACAATCTACTCCTTTACTTCTGCGTGCTTCTCAATATACTCTTGTAGTGCATCAAACATCTCCTCTACTATATCCTCAATATGATCCGAGGCAAACTTTTCTGCCTCTTCATCACTATACCCATAATCGTCTTGTAGCTTCAATACGATATCGTCGTGTAGTTCTTTTTCTACAATCATTATTTCTCCTTTTCTAGTATATAGCAGCCATTATCGTCATAAGCTTTATATTTCTCTGTTTTTCCTGTATACTCAAACAGTGGAACAGCAACAGAGTAATCACCTTTATAATCATCCATTGTCAATTCGATCTCATCATTGCAGAACATATCGTCTATTGCCTCAATGATCTCTCCTGTTGCACATGTATCTGGTGCATCTACCTCAATAATCTTCTCTAACGTTTGCTTAACTACAATTTGAACTTTCATGTTTTACTCCTTATCTAATTCAATCAATTCAATCTCTGCAACCGAGCTTTGTACACAAAAAACGTCTTGGTTACTCAGCTTGTATAGCTTGTTTTCGTGTTGTACAGTTTTACCTGCAAGCAACAGCATTAGTATGTTTTGATTTTCATCATCATAGGTAGAGAAGTGTATGATCTCTCCTGTATCCTTATTTATGAAGTTCATAGATACCTCCATTTATTGCTTTGTTTCAAATTCTTGCATTGCATACTTATAGATGTATTTTAATTTATCTTCATACACAAGCGTAACATCATAAGTATTTCCATTTGGAGACACTTTTTTAACCATTTTGAACCAGCAAGAATATCTTTGATATGGTCTTGGTGGAGTACCTGGCATGATAATACCTGCATCACGGAGCAGCCTAATAAGTGTGTTGCGTCCAATATTGAAACCATATCTATCATACAGGAGTTTAGATGTCATTTCAAAAGTAAGCATTTTCTCACCATTCATTGTATTATCAATAAATTGTTCTAGCATTCTATTCTCTTCTTTCTCTGCTTGAATCTCTCTTTCTAGCATTTTCATTGTCTCATGTGCCTGCTCTAATGGAGTTAATTTTCTCATTCCTTTTCTGTACTCCATAAGCTCATCAATAAGTTGCGCTCTATATTTTAATGAATACCCAGAAACAACTATATTAAATTCTCTTTC